TTGTAGGCAGAAAACGCCACAACATCACCCTGACCGCTAGCAACATTTGGACTACTGTTGCTAGATGGGCTGGCGCTGAGGCAGTTAGCCGTTACTGGCGCAAAGGCCACCGTGTTGAAGCCATCAGCCCGACTGTATTCGTGGCAGGTGGTCTCCAAGGTTGCCGCCACATCGCTTTGTTTGTTGCCAGCGAATGTCATCGGCACAATGGCCTCGCACTCTACTCGCTCGTTTCCTGTGCGACTGAAAGGAGGGCCTGTAGTAACAGCGGGGGCAACTTTTTCCCCCTCCTCTCTGCTCGGCGCAGGATTCCCTGACAGGCTTTCGCACTCAAAAAGAACCGCTGCGGCACGTCTCCAGTCTCCAAGGTATCCGACAACGAAGACACGACGGCGTCGCTGGGCCACTCCCCAGTATTGAGCGTCACAAATTCTGTAGGCGAACCCATACCCGATTTCAGCCAGCGCCCCGAGGAAGGAGCCAAAGTCCCGTCCTCCGTTAGATGACAAGACGCCGGGGACGTTTTCCCAGACCACCCACTGTGGCCTCTTGCGTTGAGCAAGCCTAATGAATTCGAGTGCCAAGTTACCGCGCTCATCATCCATTCCGCCTCTAAGTCCGGCGATGCTGAATGATTGGCAGGGGGTTCCTCCGACAAGAAGTCCAACTGATCCATAATCATCCTCTCCGATAGTGGTGAAATCACCGTGGCATGGAACCTCGGGGTAATGGTGCGCCAACACCTCGCGCGGGAATTGTTCTATTTCAGAAAAAAATGCGGGTTCCCATCCTAAACCATGCCACGCCATGGTCGCGGCCTCTATGCCAGAGCATACTGAGCCGTACCTCATAGCAAAGCCGCAACCTGATCAATCCCATGCTGAACGCTCTGGCCCACATCAACCGCTGACATCGCAAGCCCCAGCCCTTCTGGGTACTCAAGCTGTTTGGCAACGAAAGCCTGCAAATCCTCTAGCTCTTGCTGGAACTCCGGTGTCGTGCCAAACATGACCATGCCACCGTCACCCCTATCCTCAGCGAATATCTGTCCGCCACTTGGCGTAGTGATAATAGCCTCCCAAGAGATTCCACGGCGCGTTTCCATTGCGTCCAGCTTGGTGCAAACGTAGTTATTCAAGTTCATTCTGATACCCTCCGAGGTATGTGTTAATTGATACTACAAGACAGATAGTACACTAATATGTGTGTGCGTACACCCCTTTTTGCTAATTGAATGAAATTAATTTGTAGTCAGGATCTGCCTCTAGCTTCTTCAATTCCTCCCGATAATGCTTGGCTATCTCTCGCCTCAGCTGTGCGTTGGTCTTCATATGACCCCGAGCCTTCTCCCTCAAAATTTCCATGTGACCATCACCAAACAATTGATAGCAAAGGCGAGACATTTCCAGAGGGTTCTCGGTCATCACTCGATGATGATAGTGGCACATGGCAAACGCGTTATCGGCTGACCATCTCACAACCTTATTTCTTCGGCCGTATATATGACAGGCTTCGAGTGTGTCCTCTCTGCCGCAAACTAGGCATTTGCCATCCCTAGCTCGCACCGCCTTGCTGAACCAAATGTCTGCCGCGTCTCGCTTAATCGCCACCGCGATTGCCCCTGTCCTTCAGCCACCTGCCTTTTCCATCTAGCCGTAGGCCCACTGTCAGAGGGTCTGTGACGCACGATCTGTTTACCCCATGCTCCCCTACTCGGTGTATGTCAAAAGCCTCCGTACCTGTGAATACACGCCCGCATTCGCGGCATCCGGTAAAGCCGCTTCTTTTTGTTTCAAACTCGCTGATATGCGCCTCTTTCATAACCCTCTCCATTTTGTTTAATGATCGCCTAATGCAACTCCGAACTAGCATCCGAGATGATGTACTCCATCTCCCCCTCTAGCTCCTCAAGCTCACAACATAAGCAGGTCAGCCACACCCGCACAAAGTCAGTCAGCGATATGTCCACGGTGATCCCCTCCGGGAACGTGTCAGTGTAGACATCTGTGATGTTTTTGTTGGCTGGGTTTGGCATGGCAGCGCCGACCGTCGATGTCAGCAACGCAACCTCGCCCTTTCCCATAGGAACCTTAAACACCGGAATCATACACGCGGCCTCACTGTTATTCTGGCGATCTCGCCATCATTCTTGTCGTAGGTAATTACTTTTGCGCCCCTCAGAGACACCCAGCCACCTCTTGCCGCGTATGCGTCCCGGCCCGCTAGTGTTGGATGTTGCTCTGCGATAGCTCCACCGTCTTCCACAACCCTCTCATGGTGATAATGCCCTGTGTGCAAATAGCAGAATTCAGCCTTGCCCCACATAGACCGAAAACGCGGCTCACTAGCAAACAGCTTGTGTAGCTGCGCCATTTTTACCTTATGCCCGTGATGAAAACCCAGCATAGTCTTGCCATGCAGGTAGGCGTAATAGGGGAAGTCATTGTCAATCACCTCAAGCCTTGGCTCGTTAGCAAACAAATGCTTAATGTGCTTTCGTAGCCAGATGCTCCCTGATATATCGTGATTACCTTCCGCAGACACCACCACCACTTTGTCAAACTTCTTCAGCATCATCTTGACCGCTTCAGTCATGACAGACATCGCCATCTCTACCAACTTGCCGTAGCGCGTGTCGGAATCGAGTATGTGACCGCTAGATGGGGTGACGCTAAGTATCCCGTCCCAGTGCAAGAAGTCCCCTAGCTGGCACAGGACGCCAGTGCCTGATTTTGGCGACGCCATTATCATGTCGTTTATTGAGTTGAGAAAAACATCCCGAGCTATGTTTACATCCCAGTCGTCGCCTGTCTCAGCTTCGTATGCGTACATCCCGAGGTGGAAATCCGTAATCGTTAGTAGCGTCAGCAAATCCTCATCGGATGACTTTGGGGCAGCAACAGGCTTGAATGGTTTTAGCCCCTCCTGCGCCTTCTCTAACCGCTCAACAAGGATCTCAAACTGGCGCTGCTCGTCGGTCTGAGACTTAACCCATTGCCTGATCGGGTTGCCTAGCTCGTCGTAAAACGTGGATACGCCTTTAATTTTGTGACCATCTGGCACTGGCCTAAACCAATTGTGCTCTGGGCTGTATCCTTGCTTTGCAGCCTTCCGCCGTACAGTTTGAATATGGTGCTTAACAGCCTGACGGGTGCTACTTAAAGCCTCCGCCGCCTTGTATTGAGACAGACCCTGCACGAAGCAAAGCTCGATCACTTCTCTTTGTTTTTGTGTTGAGCAAAACTCCAATAACGGATGTTCCATGCTATCCCCCCTTGAGTTTCATGTACTCCGAGTCCTGCGGGCAGGTCAGCATTACACCGTGATCCATTGCCCACTCCATTACACCGTCCATAAACTCCATCATCTCGCCACGGTCTAACCCGCTGGTTTCTCGCACCTGAGCCGGGATCACCGTGTTGTTGATCTGCCGATCTTCCGTACCTAACAGCTTGTATTTTATCAGCTCTTTCATTTTTTCTTCAGTGATATCCGCACCCTTTGATCTAAAGTGATCAGCCATTTCCCGACACCACAAATGGAAAAGCGCATTCTGAGATAGCGACCGCTTTGCCACATATCGCTTTACCTTCCACTCAACTGGGTATTCCCAATTCCACTCATGCTCTAGGAAGTCCTCAAAAAACTTAATGCGCTGACGCAACTGCGCCTTGTCTTTAACCAGCCAGAACTCAGACATTGAGCCTGTCCAGATCTGCCGTATCGAAAATGTAAGAGTCTTTGGCGTTTCCCTTGGTGTCATTTACCCTGTTTTGGTAGATGTGCGTTTTTGCCTTACCCTCCATTACTAACCTCCTTGCCCTGTCGATCGTCAATAAGTAAACACTGTTCTGCCATGTCACATTGCAAAGTATCAGTATGTTCGGGTACAGCTTTGCGTACCTACGGAAATCTTTGCAGTTTATTGAGATGGCCCTCTCGGGGGGGATGCCAAACAACAACTCGGATTTTCTCCACTGCGTTTCAATTGTCTTGATATCTATCTGGCACATCCCAAAATAATCGTGCGTGTATGGATCATCACTTTTGAGCGGGTTGAAACACAAACCCCATCCCTTCACACCGCCAGAAACTAAAAAATCCCCCTCCGCTGCAAGACCGGCCTTACACCAAAACTCCTTATCTTCGTTGTCCACGGGCAATCTCCCTCTCAATAAGAATGTCGATGTAATGCCGCGCCTTCTCAAGATCCTGTATGCCGCCCTTTGTCTTCCAGCGAGACACGTACTTGACCACCGCGTGTTCACACACGCCAAGCCCATTTTCTAGCGCATATTCCAGCGGCTGAATCTTCATCGTCTTGTAGTGACTGCCGCCCACTTGCTCAGACTCCCATTTCATCCCTGCCTCCTTGGTATATCGACCCTTATGCTCGGGGCGCTGTGCGACCGCTTAAATGTCTGCCCTTTGCCCTCATACAAAGCAATCGTGCCTTCCCAATGATGGTGTCGCTGCTTGGCAACAATCATCTTGAAGTCACAGCCATCCTCCAACTCCGCAGCCTCTCTGTCAGTCAGCGGGATGTTGTCCTCGATCTTTCTCTTGGCCCGGATACGCATCTTGTTATGCCACGCAATCATCAGCAGGTGTGCTTGGTCGGTGATCGTGCTACCGCCCCTAACGTCAAATCGCGTCGGGACGTATTCATCGCCACCCTGCGGCGGCTTTCTCACATGGTGAACAATTGCGATATGGATATTTAGCGCCTCAGCCAGCCCTATAAGTTGATTGAAAAATAACCGCTCTCGCTCAGGGTCATCCGTCACCCCCATGAACTGAAGATTATCCAAGGCGACCAGCTTCACGCCGCGCTTCGCCATAGCCGAGATGCAGCCGAGTGCCTGTAGCGGTGTTACCGAGCCGAGCGCCCGATACCACCATATCCTGTCGCGGCTCCACTCAACAAAATCCTCAGCAAACTCCCTCGCAACAATGTCTACTGCCGCCGCCTGCTTGCACATCATCTTGGCGGTGTCTTGTAACCGCATCTCAAAAGACGCCAAACCAACCGGCTGTTTTGTCGCGGCATGGACTAGGATCTGACTCAACAACGTGGACTTCTTGTGCCCGTTAATACCGGCCCAGACGCTGATTTCGGCATCCCGTAGCCGCACCTTGTCATCAGTATTTGGGAACGGGAGCGCAATACCTTCTGGGTCACCCTGAGCCACCTCAATGCTCTTGAGAAACTCATCCTTGAATGAGTCGATGCCAACAACATCAAGCTCCTCAACCTGCGCGTAGATTTCCTGCAAGTCCTTATCAGTGAAATCCTCAACTTCCCTCCGAGGAATCCGATTCATACAACATACTCCGATGTCTGCTTTCCGCGCTGGCGCTTCCTCTCACTGGCATTCCAGTTCCCCAGAGCATGGGGCCAGCTAACCATCTTGTTTTTGCCAACGTACCAGTTTTTGGACTCGTAGAAATTAACGAACCTCTCTGGGTCTACGAACAGGTAGTTGTTCGCCCTGCACTTCTCCGCAACCTCCTCTACGGACGGCGGGACAAATCGCTTAGATTTGGCCCCTTCCTTTTTTAATCTAATCTCTTCTAATCTATTCTTGCATGACTCAATCATGACCCCATCATGACTTTTTGTAGAGTCTTCCTCACTAAAGTCCCGCAACCTGCTGATTAGCTTACGCATATCTGGATTACTTGTCATGGAAGAGTCAAGCCTTTTTGCAATTTTAAGGCAGGTAATTACCCCTAAGTCATTTTCAAATAGTTGTAAGTCAACCATCCTCGCCATGACCTCATTTACCTTGGTTACGGACATCCCCGTATCGTGGCTGATGATCTCCGCGTCATGCTCTAGCTCGAAGGTGTACTTCTCTGCGCTGACATCCCCTGCGATCAATTCGATGCAGTACCAGTACAGCCCGTAACCCTCCATGCCATAGTCCAGCATAAGCCGCTTCAACTTCGCGTCCCTATGTGCGTCTGTATCGTGCTTTACCCACTTCACCTGATGCCCCCTGTGCTACCGTGTCAACAAAACCATTGCAGCGTCCGCCCTTTTTTAAGGCAGAAACATACCGCGCCTTATCCTCCCGGGACAGCGATTGTCCGGTTTTTTTGGCGTGTTCCGCAAGCTCTACTACAAAGTCCTCTAGGGACGCCGTAGACGGCCTTCTGGGGGCGTTAAAGTGCTGGGTAGTATCAGGGTATAGGGTAGACCAATCGAGTCCCACAGACGCGAGAACGTCCAATGCGCCACACCCTGCGTAGCAGTTGATCAGCACCCTGCCGTCGTCCAGTTCGGTGACGCTCAGGGATGGACTCAGATCCCCGTGTGCGGGGCAGGTAGCCATCCAGCTATTATTCCCAGACTTTCTGTACTTCTGGACGCGATCCAGAATATCTTGCGCTGACATAGCCCCTCCTATAGTGGCTCATGATCTGTAAAAAACTCCGGAAGCCCTACCTCCAGAGCGGCACAAAAATCCTCCACAACACTAACCTTGACGGTCTTTGCGTTTCTCCATCGCACTACCTGATTCGGGTGTGCGTCCATCATCCGAGCAAGTGCGCGGGAGCTAACCCCGCGCTGATCTTGCAACTGCCGGATGCGCTTACCTACATCCATTCGCTCCATAGCAACCTCTTAAAATGGGATATCTTCAGATGACCCAGAATCCTGCTTTTGCTCAGGCTCCCAAGTATCCAGCTTCGCGTAGCCTTTACCGGCCTTGCTGACCAACATATCAATGTTGATCCACTCAGACCCTTGGTTAGCCTTTAGATACTCAGCCATCCAGTCTCTGAACTGCGCCACGTTGATTGACAGCTTGCCGATAACAAAGTCTGGCTGACCGTCACGCTTCTTTGGGTACAACCCGCCGATTAACTCACTATCCATTGATAATCTCCTTTCTTGCTGCATTAACTTCATCTGAGCGTAGGTACGCTCTCTCTTCTGTGGTGAACACACCACCCTTCGTAGGAGCGAGCCAAAGCGCCTCCTTCACCTCGTCGCTCTCCAGTTCCAGCCACGCCTCCGCAAACGCGAGTGCGTCCTGCTCGATAAAGGCGGTCTTCATGTACGCGACCGTCCCCCAGTTCTCCCTCACGGCGGCATTATGCGCCATAAGCCTTTCCACCTGAGCGGTTACCTGCTCGTCGATGTTTTGCTGTGCAATGGCGTTGGCAACCTCATCGGCTGACGCGAACTCAGTACCCGCAAAACCGCAAGCTGATAACGCGCGTCCAATTGCGCTTGTCTCTGCATTTTCCATCGCACTAAACTTGTTGATCTTAGATGCCGCCCGCTTCTCCTCCGCATAACCTGTCCCTCTCACTCGCTGGCAATCATCTAGCACCAGCGCCTTCATAACAACAGTGTCTTCATCAGCGGAGACAAGCTCGGTCACAATCGACCAATCAGGATATGCTTCCTTAAACTCCGCCACCCGTAACGCTACGGTCTTGTACTCCCGACCGTGAATCTTTACCACTCCATCTGTCATACCATCGTCCTCCGATCTTGCTCTTGCTCATGCCAGTAACGAGCGCCGTAGCCCGCAACGTATGCGCGGGTTTCGACGTTCGCTGGCTTCCCTTCTTTGCAGTCTTCCCAGCCAGCCACAAAGTCGCTTACATCAAACAGCGGACGATTGCGGTAGTAGGTGTCTACATACTCCTGCAACTCTTGGTCTATCTTAGACATACATAGCCTCCAGCGTCTCAACAACCTCCTCAGCGTTAATGATCTTGTATCCCATCCAGTTGCACTTGTGGACGGTATACTCGATCTCCTCAATCATGGCTACCTGTCCCCAAAACTCATCACGGTAGACGCCGCCATTGATGCTGTACTGGGCATCTATGTCTGCTACGTCTGCCATAACCCAGCACCCGTGCTCCTCGACATCAATGATGCGAGCGCCAGCGACCAGATCCTGCTCCTCAGTCTCAGGCTCGTAGTTAATCCAAATCGCTAACGTGCTCATAGATCCTCCGCTATGAAGTCGCGCAACCGATACAGGTGCTCTAGGTCGAGATTGCGGGCAGTCAGAAAGCCGTCAAAATACTGCCACTGCTGTGGGGATCGTTCGCGGTCTATGGTGCGGTGAAAGTCTCCATCCCGAGTGATGGATTCCTGCACCAGATCAATAATGGATGCCAGCAACTTGCGGGCGTTCTTCAGCTTAACGTGATCTGTGGTCATATTGTCCTCCGTATGACAGGGCCAGATCCCTATCGACAGAGCCGAGTCTACACACTTTTTAGTGTGTGTACAATTTTTTGTGTGCGGCCTGTAGCTTTAGGCTACAGTCAGTATGACCACACGGTGGGGGATAGTTTATCGTCGCACCAATCTAGGTGAATGAATCGCCCCTTTCCGCGCTGGTTTACGCCAACCCGAGGGACGTTGTGGGCAAATGCCACCTGTAGGAGCTTGTGTGCCTTGTCTCTGTCAACGGCTATATCCACGGCCTTGCCTGTGGAATGTGCGCCGACATGATCCTTATGGTGCTCTAAAGGGTGTTTAAGGCAACGGTAACCAGAACTAACGGGCAGAGGGAAGCCACAATCAGAACGAATGCCATTAAGTATTCTAAGTATTTTTTCATCGAACAAATAAACATCACAGCCACACTGACAGCGTAGCTCATCTTCAGAAAAATAATTCACTCTTGAGTCTTTCTAACCTGAGTAACAATCTTTTCGCCAGACCGGGCGACAACGTAGCCGCCAAGACCGATCTGCAACAAAGTCCACGCCTCATCTCTGAGGGGGTTTGGCAGCCATCCCATTGAATCCCCAACCGCAAGGGCTAGGAATGTCAGCATGGTGATTGGACGCCACGTTGCGGTAATCCAATGCTCTGACTGGGCCTCAGCCTGTACTATACCAGCCTTGGCCTTTAACGTCTCTGCCTCGTAATCAAAGACGCGCTGCATTGCCGCCGCCTGCACATCAAGCAAATGGCCTTTTGCCTTCAGCCGCTCTTCATCAGATGTGTGTAGCTCGTCAATTAACTCAGCCGCAGGCTTAAATACCCCGGCAATAAGCTCTATGACTCCCATCATCTGGAGATCATCTCGCTGGCGCGTTGCAGGTCACGCAGATACGCCTGCTTACAATGACCCTTACCCAACGGTCGAAACAGGAAATCTATTCCCACCATAGAAGCATTCCAGTACCACTTATCGCGGCAACGGTATGACCGGCTACTGATTGACTCATTGGGATTGTCGCCAAACAACAGGGCGACATTTGCAAGTTGAGATGTAGCGTCACCAACGCGGAAAACGTAGCCCTTCAGCGCCTCGCCCACCTCTGCCATAGCCTGCACTGCCACCTCAAAGTCTTGGTTGCGATCCATATTTACCTCAACATATATACAGCGATAGACACAATCGCAGATATCAGAATCCAAAAAAACCGCTCCGTTGCCTTCACGGTTTGAGCGTTCTTGTTGATCGTCTCTTTGGCCTTATCAACATCAGACTCAATCAGGTCGATGCGGTACTCAAGCCGGTCAACACGTTTGTTAGATGAATACACCTTCTCTTCCACCCGAGCAATTGCGCTCACGGCTTCCGCCAGCTTATCCAGCTTTGTTTCTAGCCGATCAAGCCGAGTGAGAAATACATCATCCTGAGCCATCACTTGATACCTCTTTATGCGACTCAGTTGCCGCGCAAATGCCTATACAAATAAACGCCCGATTATCGGACGTTATGGTTGTGCCGCAGCCACACAGAAAAACCATTAGTGAGGCTACGGCTAATTTTATCATGGAGCGCAGTTAACTGACGACGTTCCATCAGCATTTGTCGTGACGGTGCAGGTCACCTGCGGGACGTTCTTCATGATCTCTGAGATGGTTGCCGTGTACTCAGACCAAATCCCACCCAGCAAGGCGTTGTTGCCAGCATCCAGCGTTACCATAGAGTTCAGGCCAACAGTGCTGACATCAACAACCCCGTTGATCCCAGTGGCTCCAAGGTCGCCAAGCTCTGTCATGCCGGTAGTGCCCAAGGTAACCATGCCATCAACGAATGGCGTGTAATCAACATTACCCAGAGCAGTGAAACCAGCCGTAGCAACATCAGCCGTCAGTGCCGCGCCATTGTTGAACGCCGCGTATAACGACTGGTTATCGGCAGACTCGGCAGAGATGCGAGCCAGATCAACCTGACTGTTGTACTCAGCCATCTTCTTAGCAGAGTCAGCCTGTATCCACATCATGCCGAGAGATGACACAGGGGACGCCAAAACAGACGCCCACTGCAATGCCTCGGATTGTTGGGGCATAGGCTGAATAGCTGGGGTTTGGGTAAGAGCCAATGCCATAACAGCAGCACTTGCCGCCTGCCCGTCACCGCTTGCCGCGATCTTTGACAAAGCATCAAACTTAGCCTGCGTTGCCGCAGAGTTGGCCTCCGCCGCCTTCTGAACTGCCTCGTAATACTGGCTGGCAGATGAAGCACAACCACTCAAAACCGCAATTACCGCCAAAGAAAAAATGGTTTTCATATCCTTCCCTCAACAATCCTCAGCTTTTTAAAGTCTGGATCATTCAGCTTTTTGATAATTAGCCTCTGCATCCCGTCATGGTCTTCCCAAGACACTCGCTCCTCCTTCATCCACTGAGCGAGAACGTGCATGGGAATATCTCCAACGTACCATGAGTCAGATAGCATATCGTTTTTGCCAACACCAGCAGATCGCAACTGCTCATTACGCTCTAGGTATGGCGTGTTGTCGTACTCTGTAAGGATGCCAAATTTTGACCCCTCCAGATCAACAAATGTTTCTTTTTTCTTCATTTTGCCCTCAACGAAAAAAGGGGGCCGAAGCCCCCGTCAGGATTAGCTAGTGGAGCAATCGTAAACTGCACCAGATGACTTCTCGTTCTTGCTGACCAAAGTAAGCTCAGTCAGAACTTGACGCTTCTCGTAGTCACCGTCTTTCGCCAAGGCTTCGTTCTTGGTCGGACGCAGTACGCCAACCGCAAACATATCGTCTTGGATAACAAAGACATCAGAGCCACGCTGCTCACGCGAGGGTACAAACTTAACCGTGCCCCAAGGAGTAACATAGACGCTCATGTGCTTGATGACAGTTTCTGACTCTGCCTTGATCATGCTTTGCTGTGAGTTATTTCCAGCAAAACCTTGGGAGACATTCATCTGATATGCAGACAAGTAAACCGTGTCGGGCTTGCCACCAGACTCCCAGATTGACTGCATTACGCTGTCAAAACGGGTCTGAGAGAAAGCCGCAGCCGTACCGTCAGTGCGAGCGTCAGTGCCGTTACCAGTAGCCGCAGTTGCGTCAGCTGCCTCGTCGATGTTGGTGACGATCCATGAAGGCAGACCAGCAAGCTCACGCGCAGTTGAGCTATCGCCAGCAACGCGAGCGTTGTTAGCAAACAAAGCCTTCTCGATGTCCAGCTTCTGCTCTTTTGCAATCTTCAGAGTCTGATAAGCCATTTCCTTGGCACGACCGGCCTTATCAAGACCTTCGTCAGTGCCGGGGATGATTACCGCATTCTTGAAGATTTGCGTGTAGTTGCCCAAGCGGGTGGTCGCGGTGCGAGCCTCAGCAGCAGTCGCGTCACCTTCAATGTGCGCGTTAGCTGCCGATGAACGCAGTGCGTCAGTTTGCCACTCATGGTAAGTGTTGCGGGCCTTAGCTTTCGCGCAGGTTGAGTAAAACGGCGTATCTTCCATTCGTTATGCTAAGGCTCTTTATCCCTAGCTCTTAGGCTTTCGCCTAAGTATCGGACTATATCTTCACCCTAGAGGGGTGTCGCGCACTCGTGGAGCTTTACCGACTGTTCTAGTCTCCATGCTCTAGTCTCTGAACCTTCTGCCTGTCCCCAGACAGCTTGGCTGCTGATTGGCCTATCTTTCGACTTAGCGTCCCAGCAATTCACGCGATTATCGCTTCTAAATTACTTCAGAGCGGCCCCAAGTTAAGGCGATACGTCATGGATGACATCGGAAAGATCTTCCCTGATGCCGACAGCATCATAACTGTCAAACGTGTTGGATGGCTGTGCCATGTTAATTACCTCATTTAAGGATTAGTGATAGAGCGTCGTCAATGCTTCCGCTCTTCTTCAGTTTTTGTCGAGTTTGTCGCTCGGCGTCTGCGTTGGATCGCGTCTTCTTAGCGCCAGCCCTGACAGTACGCTTTGCCTTTGGCTTGGCGTTATTCTGGGCCTGCTTCTTTCCAGACATCAATTCTTGATACTTAATGGCGTCGTGCAATACGCGGATTGCTCGGTGATCCATTACTGCACCAATTTCACCCGGGTCGTAGCCGTAAATCTCTTGACCCATCGTCACAAGACGGTCACGGGTCTGAGCGGCTGTGTCTGGGCTAGAAAACTCTGGCACTAAAGTTTTTAGCGTTTCCATCTCACGCTCTAAATAAACGCGCTGGGCATATTGCTGGGCCTGACTCTGTTGCTGTACCGCTTGTTGCAACTGGTAGATTTGTGCGTCATATACCTGCTTTGCCTCCTCGTAGTCCTCTCTGGCACTGCTGTACCCGATGGGATCAATATCCCTGAGTGACTTATCTGGAGGTGTCGGCGCTTGCGGCAGACCGCTCTGTGCATACTGCAACAGTTGTCCGATCTGCTGGCGCTCATTTAATAGGTGTGCATAAACCTCTTCTGCCTGCTTTCGCATTGAAGCGGCTTCCTGCATACCCTTCTGGACATACTTCTGACCACTGTATCCTCGCTTGAGATCATCTAGGCTTACCTGTTCTTCCTTGCCGTCAACTTTGACGGTGTATAGATCGGGGGCCGCAGTCTCTGCTTCCTCAGCGTCTTCGTATTCGTCCTCGGAGTCATCATCTGACTCCACTTCATCGAACTCAGCCTCTACTTCGGCTTCGTCCTCTTCAACTACCTCGTCCTCCACCTCTTCGGCTTCTGGTTGCGGGGCAAGTAAACCTTCAACGGCGCTTTCAAAACTATCAAGTTCAGTCGTATCCACGGTACTGAGTCCTCATTTGTGTTTTTTGTCGTAGATCGCCTCATCCTGTAGGACTTGGGCAATGCAATCTTCGATCTTTCCAAGCGCCCGAACAATCGTGTGCGCCTCCGCCCGATCATCGTCAGATGAGTACGGGTTAAAAAAGATATCACCCTGATCTTTTTTAATCTTCTCCACAAGGTAATTGAATGCCTCATCACCTTGTAGACGCCTTATGCCAGCGCCCAGATCCTTTATATTCATCTAGGCATTGCCTGCATTTGCTTAATTCTCTGTACGTCTAGCGCAGTGCCGTACTTGCCAAGTATCTCAGCCGCGCTAATCAACAAGTCTTGATCCATTTTATCACGCGCAAGGTCATCGTCAGCCATCGCCTTCTGAGCGTCTAGCTGCATCTTGAATTGATCCTTCTGCGCCTGAGCCTGCAACTTAGCCATGTCGGTCTGAGCCTTGGCCTGCGCTTTCATTGACTCGGCTTGTAGGTACGCCTGAGCCTGCGCGTCTTGCGGCTGACCCTGCTGTTGCTGGGCCGCTTGTTGTTGTTGCATTAGCAACTGCTGCTCAACCTGCGGGTTCATGGGATTAAAGTAGCGGGTACTGTTGCGGATGCCGTTAAGGGCAAGAATGTCTGCCAGAGTGTTACGCACTTGAGTGAGCGTCACGATTCCATTCTGCGGCCCGTACTGACCAAGTATTTGCTGCTGAACTTGGAATGCCTGCATAAGTGCCGCCAGCTTCTGTTCCTCGCGCCCAGTGCCTAGACCCACGTTCACCGTTACGTCCATCGTGACGTTCCAAGAGCGCGGGTCTACGGGGACATAGCCCTCACCAACAAGGCGCATCATTTGCGCTTCTTCCACGTTCTCGTGCATTACCTTGAGCATCAGGGTGAACATCTGCCGCATACCGCCCTCAGCAAGATTGCGAGCCATAACCTCAATCTGCCCTGCCTGAGCCTGTACGGTGGCCTGAACTGCGGCGGCGGTAGTGTTTTGCAATGAGTCGGGAGATAGGCCAGTAGACGCTTTTGTCACGCCTGTCTTGTTCTCAATCTCTTGATCCATGTACTGAAGCGCGGTCAGCGTTTGACCGGCAACAAATGGGATTGCCTGCGGCTGTATAGCGCCAGCCTGCTTAACTCGGATAATGCCGCCAATCTCATTGTTTAGCAGATCATCAATGTTTACAGCGCCGTCAACAATCTCAAGACGCGGGTTGTTGGTCAGGGCTACGTTATCCAGAACACCCCTCAGCATAGCCGTGGATGCGTCCTGATCGTTAATGATCAAATCAGCTACCGATCGACCGTAGAAAGTGTGCGGCTCTGGATCTACTTCAAACACGGCAAACGGAATGTGCGAGCAGGCCATGTAATCCAGCAACTTATAGGCGGCTCCGCCAAGGGTGACCTTTTGCAGCGTAGGGACGCCACTGCCGGTCACATCAATCTTCATGTAAACCTCAGTGACGGCAACAAGGCGCATAGCCGGATCTTGGATATCCTCGTCGGAGTAATCCTCTTCGTAGCCCCTGCGCTCAAACTCCTCAACCTCTGAGAACGTGTCTGAGTGCTGAAGGCCGGTAAGATCCTTCACATCCTCGTAGTCATAGCCCATAGATATCAGGTCGCCAATCCGCATTTCTGTACGGTGGCACACCGCGTAGGCGTCCTTGATGTTTCTGGCGTTTCGATCAACAAAGAACTCTTCCGGCGGCACTGACTCAATGCACATCTTGCCGACATCTTTGTAGCGAGCAATTTTCAAATCGTAGATGGGGGTTTCAATCTCCATCCCCATCTCATCAATTTGAATCTCAATTCGAGTTGTAGACTCAAGCACCTCAACATCGTCATCCATCGTCAGGACGCGATATTCCATCTCGTTGAGGTTTTCAAACTCGTATGTTTCTTGCTCTTGGTAGTTGTCCCAGTAGACCTTAACGATGCCGACCTTCTTGACCATTGCATCGTGGAATGCATCATTCAGGACTCGGTAACCGTTATGCTCGTTAAAGACGTAGTGCATATACTCGGTGGCCTGCTCTGCCGCCTGTACGTCTTCTGGGCCGCGTGGCACATACTCTACGGGCTTGTCCGTAGACAGGAATACGCGCATGAGTGATGGCTTGATCGCTCGGATGGTGTCGCGCACCTTGGTCGCTACAACCTTAGATCGGCCCTCTTCCTCGCCAATATCTACCTCGCCGTCAAAGTATCGTTGCGCCTTGATGCGGTCTTCGGCAATTTCGGACTCTACAAAATCAACCGAATCATTGACCGCTTCACGGGCGATCGACTCGATTTCTTGTTCTGTCATTGGCTTGAGCATTAGCCGCCATTCCTTCTAAGCAATTCTTCCATGGATCGGTACGCCGCGTCATCACTTACGCCTGTCATTTGCTTGTATTTTTCCATAAGCTTTTCAAACATAGCTCTAGTAACACCGGCTTCAGAGGCTCTCATAGCGGCGTTTGCGGCAGACGCGCGGGCTTGCTCTTGAGCAATTTGACCGGCAAAAGAGGTTTCTGCAACAGGGCCAAAACGCTTGTCTAATGCGCTGGCGAACATAGACAAATCCATAATGTTGTCATTGAACTTACCGCCATACATTGATGTTAAACGCTCCAAATTCTCAATGGCAGATATCATATCGGTGCGGACGCCATAGTTACTAAAAAGCTTTCTAAACTCTTGGCCCAAGGCAGAATATGATTTGTCGTCAAAGATGTTAGTGCGCTTACCGCTGATTGAATCAAGCTCATCAAATACGCCAAGGATGCCGCTTAATACGTCATTATAATCGCCATATCGAGAATTAACTTTTCTAAGCTCTTCGTTTAATGTTCTTCTCAATCCTTTAAGAATGTCATTTCCAGCAGTAGTAAGTCCGCCTTGAGTTGATTTTTTGTAATCAATAAGCTCATCTAGCTGTCTTTTTAGCAAATGAAACCTACTTGCGTCTGGAGCTTCGCCCTCGGAAAGCAGTTTGAATGCCGTCTTAACAATCTTTTGGGCAGATGGGTTTGCCGAAATTTGAGATCCCTCAAAAACGGGAGTTGGTACGCCATTTGGCCCCCTAGAGAATCTGACATTTAGGTTTTCCAAGGTATTTCTAAATTGAGCTAATACCGGCGCAGGGTTCATGGGCCTACCAGCAAGCTCTGTTTTTGCAACTTTAGACAAACCTTCTCTAGCCTTTTTTGCAACATTTCTTAGGTATGAAATTCGCTGAATCGCTGACTGGCCTACAATATCAGTCGGCCTTTGAGTTTGAGCCAGTCTCTTATTTTCAGCAATTCTTTGGCGCAAATTCAGCATTTGAGTCATTTTTGCTTTCGTTGCTGGGCTTGCTGTTTTTACTGCTTGTATTAACCCTTCGTCATCCCATTGCCGAATCGCATCAATCGCAGGCTGGTCGCGTACTATCTTGTCGCCTTCGTCTGAAACTCTAACGGTCGCAAGTGATTTTTCAGAGCCTCCAGAACGTAGTTGTTCTAATCTAGCGGCTTGCGATACTGGCTTTACAGCCGGAAGTCCAGCGACCGAGGTTCTTCCAGAAACAGCAGGAACGGCGGCCTTTGCCGCAGGACTAAGCCCCTCCCATGACAGACCCATATCTTGAAGCAAATTGTTCAGCGTTGGAGTTGGGTTGCCAGAAGAGTCCAGCAAGACGGCGCCTTTGGTTGCCTTCCTTAATCCGCCAAGTCCTAGCGCCTCAAGAACCGCTGTTGGCGCTGTATATGCCGCCGCCGCAATTCCGGGAGAGCCAGTTGTCTCTAGCGCAACATCTCCCGCCTTGCGAGAGACTGCTTCAAATGCTTCGCCCACGGGAGACAAAAGGCCCGTGATGTTTTGCAAAGACTCTGCGCCGTACTGAGTCCTTGGCTGGGCAAGCCGACTAACGGCGGCAGAAACATCTTCAACTGACTCTGCGCCTTGCCTCATGGCTTCCTCAAAGCCTTCACCAGAATATAGCCCCCTAGCAACGCTACCAAGGCCAGCAAGACCCCCTGCCACCTCTCCAGCCAAGCCACCTGCAAGTGCTACAGCAGGCTCAATAACCGCCATGCCCGGCAGTCCCCTTGGCAAAGACGCTTTTCGAGCCTCTTCTCTCGCCACAGAATTAAGCTGTGTTCGCTTTCTGATGTCTGCTTCTATTTCCGCAAGAGTCCGCGCCATGCTTACTTAACCGCCTCTAAAATTTCTTGCTTTTCAGATGGCGTAGCCGCTGTCCATATCTCAAAAGAAACTCCCTCTGGGGGACTCTTGGGGACAAACCGATAGTTCTTGATAAACTCAGAATATCCAATTCCACTGGTCAGTCCTTGCGCCATGTTGAATAGCTCATTTCGCAGCTTGTCTTTTGCCCGAATCTGAGCCTCAATCTGCTTCATAAGCACTGGCGGGTCGAGGGTAAGATCCAATTGTGTGCGGAGAGCCAGCCGCAGCTCTTCTTGACTCAATGCGCCAAATGTCGCGGAGTTTATAACGTCGATACCTAACTGGTTTGCCATTGATCGTAACTGCGCTGTGCCTTCGTCAAAGGCGGGTAGCGCGCTTCTAAAAATGCCGGATTGCGCGCCTTCATCCTTCAATGCCTTATATGCCAAATTCATCTTTTCAATTTGACGATCCAAATCTACAAGTTGCCCCATTGCAGCCTGACCAGTTTCTTGGGCAAACTTGATGTCTTGTAGCCTAATGGCGTTTTGCGTTTCAAGCTCTGCTTCTTCCGCTGGTGTTAGCTGCCTTGCGCCACCAACAATCATTTTCTTAGGCTGCATCGTGTCGCGGTCAGTGATCACTACATACTGCTCGCCAGTTACGGGATCTGTCTGAACGCCTGACACCGTAGGCGCAAACTGAGATGAGTCAAATAGCAAGTTGGCGGCAGCCGAAATCCCCTCAGTGTTGGTGGGATTGTTACGGATAAACTCTGCCGCAGTAAGAAGCTGTGCCGACCTCTGCGGATCGGTATTGGCGATCTTGTTGGCCCTTTGCTCTAACGCATCAGCAGTCTTGTTGCCTTGAGATCGGAGCAGCCGTAGCCCTTGCTCAGTCTCAATCTGGCTTTGTAGCGATTTGGCTAAATTAGCGTCTGGGTTGAGGCGCATGGCGTTAAAGCCGATTGCCAACTGCTTGCGGTTAATCGGGTCAGACAAGTAATCAAGTGCG